GCCAGACCACGTTCCGCTTTGTGTATTATTTTGATGGCCAGCCGCGCCTTGTGAGCCCGATTACCCCGTTTAAGGGGACCGGCAGCACGGTCAGCCCGTTCGTCAGAATCGAAGCCAGATAATCAAAATCAAACTCTTAGGAGGATATAAAAATGAGTAACTTAACTTTACCGGAAGCGTTTAAGATCGTACAGGGGCATGAACCAGCTGTAGCTAGCGCATTACTAAGCACAGCTGATATTATTTCATGTAAGAATTTAAAAAAGGTGTGGGCAGTCCTTAGTTATACATACGTTGACGCTGTAGATGTTGCTGTCACATGGAACGAGAGCACAGACGTGGCAGGGACCGGGACCGTGGCAATCACAGAAACCTGTCCGATTTGGTCAAATACCGATACAGCATCAGCGGATCTTTTGGCAAGGGAAACTGATGCAATCACATTTACTATCGCCCACGCCGGGGCAAACAATCAGCTGTGGATTATGGAATGGGATCCTGCAAAGTTCAGCGCCGGATTTGATTGTTTCCAAATCAGAATGGTGGGCGCAGCCGCAGGCATTGTCAATGTTGAATATTGGGGTGAGCCCAGATATCAATCTGATGTTGTTCCTACTGCCATCACGGATTAATCTTTGACCGGGCAGGTTAATCCCTGCCCGGAAAGGATAATATTATGCAAGTACGATTAACACAGGAGGGCCGAAGAGCCTTGGGTTTTTCCCCTGATCGTAAAATCGCAAATGTATCTGATGATAGAGCGTTTGCATTGATGTCAAGGGGGTTTGCGGCCCAGGATCGAGGGTTCATGGCCTTGTTTAATGGGCCGTTACCCGAAAAAAAGGCGGAGGTAAAAAAAGTGGCGCCAAAACCTGAAAAAGTCGAAAAACCGAAAAAAGAAACGGCTACATCAAAAGCGGCCGGAAAACGAGAAAAAGCAATCAAACAATAACCTCAAAAAATAGGAGAGCTGACAAATGGCTAACTATGCACCATCCACACGCGCGAGAATTGCAGACCTGATCGTAGGTATGCATGTCAAAACCACGGACGCAATTCTAACCTTAACACACTTCCACGATACCACCCAAACCGAGCTTTTTAATATCGTTGGCCGGGTTGGTATCACTCAACTTTTTATTGAACTTACCGCCGCCGCCGATACAAATGCAACCCAGGTGGTTGTCAACGCAACATTCACAACGCCTACAATTACGATTAATCCCTTATGCACAAAATGTACCAGCATTGCGAACCTGTTAGCGCATCAAAGAATTGTCGTTATTGGCGCTGTAGGTTCAGCAGCATCATTGACAGACGGTCCGGGCGTAACTGATGTCAATATGGCAGGGCTTGCCGGAAATATGATCATTCTTGGCGGTGAAACAGCAGCCGGGGTCAATACAGTCGGAACCATTGGCATGGTGGGCGATGACGCAAATCAGGCGGGTACAATTACGGCAACGGGTCATGTTTATTACTATCCGATGTCAAAGGGTGCCTATATCGAAGCGGCATTATAAGGGGGCGCTATGGCTGTTAAACTTGAAACCAGGATATTCAGGTGGAACATGATATCATCTGACGACAAACCGGTCTCGGGAGTTTCCGAGGGGTCAACCGTCCACTATATCGATACCGGAGAAGAATTTATTTTCCACAACGGTATGTGGGAGGATGATTTGAGAAACAGAAACGTACTGAACGAAATCTAACACGACAAAAGGAAAGGACAAAAATCATGTACGGAAAAGACAAAGACGGTATAGGCAGGGCTGTGTTAACAGAAACTGATGGCAGAATCATCACAAGTGGAAGTTTAAAGCAATCCACACTAAACGAGAATATGTTCTTTGCAAATGCGATGCTGATGGAAGTTGCACTATACACCGCAACAGCAGCTATTGGATTGCAGATTTATAATCCACCCACTTCCGGGGTTAATTTGGTATGGAGCAAATGGGCAAGTTCTATATCTGTAACGTCCGCAAATCTGGACGGATTAGTGCTTGCTGTTGGTGATCAACCTACAACCCCAACGGGCACTACTGCTGCCCACCTTACCGGCGGAACGCTTCTCAAGGGTAGCACAAGTGCTCACCTTAAAGATAGTGCAGCATTTGCTTATAGTATTTCTACTATTATTGCACCTGTGTTTGTATGGCCTTTGATCACGAATACAGCGGCCATTAATACTGTTGGTACATATATGGAACAGGGCGACTTTAACGGCCAATTTGCATCTGTTCCCGGCACTTGTACTGTAATAGGTGGTTTGGTTGCAGCTGGTGTTGATATCCATTTGGCAATTGCGTGGGAAGAAGTTCCTGTTTAACAATCTGGGCCGGTCTGCATGACGGCCCAAGGAAAGTAATATGATAACCGAACAAGTCACATTACCATCGCAATACCCGGTTTCACTCGCTGAAGGAAAAAAGCAATGTGAGATTGATGATAGCGATACGGCCCACGACACCTATGTCAAAAGTCTGATCATGGGCGCAACGGCGAGGGCAGAACAATATTTGCATAGGCGTTTAGTTTCTCAAACGTGGAAATACTATATGGATCAATGGCCCGGCGAATCATCAATTATATTGCCGTTCGGACGCTTGCAGAGTGTGACGAGTGTAAAATACACCGATTACGACGAAACCGAAACAACATGGGACACAGACGATTATGACGTAAATACACAATTAGAACCAGGAATCATAACTCTTGCATATCAAAAAACATACCCTACAGATACACTTTACCCGACAAATCCCATTAAAATAGAATTTGTGTGCGGGTATTATATCGGATCGACTTGGGTGAAAGAAACGGTATACGCTGAAAATGCACTTGTTTTGCCAGTAACGGAAAACGGCCTTGTGTATAAATGCACAACAGCATTGACAAGCAGTGCCACGGCTCCCACATGGCCCTTGACGATTGACGAGACTGTAGCGGATGGGACAGGAGCAACCGAGGGGGTTTGGACCTGTATCGGCCTTGCAGTACCGGAGGCAATCAGGCACGCAATTAAATTGACCATATCTGATTTATTTGAAAACCGGGAAACTGAAGTTTATATACCAAATCATTTTACTCTTAAAACCTGGGAAGCGTTGCTTTTTCCGTATAAATTATTCGGGGGTGTTTTTTGAAAAAGATTGATTTAACCGGTAAAAGATTTGGTAGGCTTTTAGTTTTGAGTGAAGCTGGCAGAGATAAATGGCAGAAAATCTTATGGAAATGTAAATGTGATTGTGGAAAAGAGACTATAGCTTATAGTTATGATTTAAAATCTGGACATACTAAAAGTTGTGGATGTGTAAGAGCCAAGAAGGCATCAATCAGGTTTAAAAATTTTAAATGGACAGAGCAAAAAAGACAAAAAATGTCAATGATCTTGCTTGGTCAAAATAAAGATACTTGGTGTGGCTTCACAGTAACAAAAAATGCCAAAATAAGACAAACAAAAGAATATAATAAATGGCGTAAAGTTGTTTATAATAGAGATTATTGGACATGTCAAGAATGCGGCATCCATTGCAAGTTAAAAAATATAGTTGCCCATCATATTAAATCTTTTGCAGATTATCCTAGATTAAGGTTTGATATAAATAACGGTACAACTCTTTGTAGAAGTTGCCATTTAAAATTACATAATAAACTAAGGGATGAAAAAAAATGCGCGCAGGCGGCTTAAGACACAGAATAGCGATACAGGTTGAATCATCCGCTCCTGACGGAATGGGAGGCGAGGTTCTAACCTGGACTTCTGTAACAGGCCTTGGTTCAGTTCCTGCAGCAATATGGCCGCTATCCTCAAAAGAACAACTCGACGCCATGAAACTCGAGTCTGTGATCACAAACAAGATACGGATTCGATACCGGGCAGGGATTACATCAGCGAACAGAATAGTTTTTGGGTCCAGGATTTTTAATATCAAGGGTGCCCCGATTAATTCTGACGAAAAGAACAAGACTTTAGATTTTTTGGTTACGGAGGATATCTGATGACCTTTAAAATGGAATGGTACGGAGAGAAAGTCTTGGAGGCCACAAACAGCGTTTGCGCGAAAGTTAGTAAGGATATCGCTGAAGATGTCATGGAGGATGCCAAGCGGATTTTAAGCCGTAAAGCAAAAACGAAAACTGAAGACGGGCTATTAACCCAGTTTTCAATAACTGATAGCAAGTATAAAGATGGTGGTTCGTTGGTGTGGTGCCAAGGGCC